CTTGCGAGTTTACTATCAAGTAACTCAGCGGCCGCCGTCTCGAAATCTTCCGCCTCCAGTGCCGCAATCATATTCTTGAACATCAGCATTCTGGGCGTACCGATCCAAAAATTTAAATGAATGATGACACCCTGCCGCTTGGTGTCTAGCTGGTTGAACCAGTCCAGGTTTTCCAGTTCCTTAATGCACCGTGTGATGTCGTTCTTGAGCATATACTGGGCCTCGTCTTCACTGATCCCCAGGCCACCGGCATCCTGATCGATGTTCCTTCCGACACCCACGGTGATAGCATTACTCGTACAACGATAGGCGTGGGCCCGATAGCCCTCTTCGACTGTCAGGTCCGTAACCAGTTTATCAATGGGGTACATAATCATCTCCTTAATTATTTCTTGAGCTTTGAGGCTACTTTCTCCCCAGAGCGGCCAACGATGTAGCCGCCGACACCAACGGTCAGGAGCGTCCATAACTCTTCGGGGAGTTCGATGGTGAGGGGTATCTGATTGTTAGTCGTAAGCTGGACGACCAGTTCGATTAGAGGCGCGAACAGATAATTCCATCCGACGATGGCCGTAATGACTAACATCAATATGGGCCGCCAGGTTGCCGTGATCTTGTGTTCGCTTTTGGCCTCTGCAATCACAACGCTTGCGGCCGCCTGTTCAATAGCGGCTGAGTTCGACAGCATCGCCATGTTCAGTTCGTTCTGTAATTGTTGGGCCTTGTTCTTGTCAGCCGGTAAAACCCGACCGACTACATCCGAAACTATCGGCCCCAGGACTGGCAGTAATGCACCAAGCATTTTGACCTCCTAATATCCAAAAAGATTATCAACTGGAATGCGGAGCTTGCATCCCTCAAGAAAAATCAGAACAGCTAATATATAAATGTAGCGCATTATTTACTCCTCAAATTGAAGACTCTGATGGGGGGTTGACCATTTGCAAACCAAACCCGGCAGCGAGAACACAGGAGATCGCGCCGGTTTCGCGCACAAGACTCCATGACCCCTCTGGCCCGACATAAAGCTGCATGATGGAGCTATCCATGTAGCCGCCAGCCAGCAGTGGTTTTTCTTTAAATTTCTCCATCAAGACTTTTTCAATGACAAGATGAGGGCCACATTGTGGACGTAGTCCCAGGGGCGGAGTTAATTCAATCTCTTGTTGGATGAGGTCATCCTGGGTCATCATTAAGTCGGAAGGCTGGACAGCCTGATCTGTTTGACAGCCGCTGAGAAAAAGCGTCAGAAAAATTATCGGCAAGCGCATCATTTTTTAGCCCCGTTTAATCCGACACGCCCTTCGATCTTATGCTGAGTACGCTCAAGAACTTCCAGCCTTGCCAGGACAGTCGCGCTTTCTCTTGCCCGTCTTTCCATGACTTCGGGAGACATCATCTTTGCAATGACTCCCAAACGCTGCTCGTTAGTATTAACAACATTTTCAATTCGATCTGTGCGATTGTCTTGAACCCTCATCCGGCCTTCCATGTCCTTCAGCATTTCGGTTAGCCGTTGGATTTGACTTTTGGCAACAGCAGCAGCACCAGCCATGCTGACGATTATGCCGCCCAGGGTCACCAACAACTTGATGTCCACTGCACCATCCATCATCGGATCGGTCCTCTAATCGGACCCGTGTCATATGCGGTCATCAGCATCCAGCCAATTCCCAGTACCGCAATAACAAGCACTCCAAATTTGAGAGCCTCCTGACCAATCTTTTTCCAGCGTTCTTTCGCAGCGAGATCGTCTGCTATTTTCTGAGCCTCACGCTCGCGCTTCTGTTTGATCTTGAGAGCTTGCAAACGTGACTGTTCTCGCTTTATCTGCTGCCACATGGTTGGCTGGTCAGGTGGCTGGGGAAACTTTTTATTCAATTCAAATTCGAGGTCTTTGAGCATCTCAGCCATTTCCTGACGATGAATCATCAGGTCAATCGATTCTTGCAGACTTTCATCTGGCTTTATCTCGCCGTTTTCCACGCCTTCCTTGTGAGATTTTTGAGCTTGATAGGCTTTGTTTGCTTCACGGGAATGATGGAACAGGTCACTGATATGGTGACTGATCGAGCTTATGTCTTTCGCCGCGCCGTCTACTTCAGCCAGGGTTTCCCGAATTGCAGTAATAGATTTTCTTGCCGCCTGAAACGCCGCAACGCCTAGTGCAAGTGTCGCAGGGTCCATATCATCTTGCCCTGTTGTTCAAGCCAAAAGGCTGTTCCGCGAAACACAAATAAATATACGTTCCTGCCCTATTGTACTCTTGTCCAGAACTTGTACCCCTTATCTTGTACCCATTTGCGGTTACGTCTAAATATGCTCCAGAACTTGTTGTTCCAGTTCCATCCCCATTAGCGGCATCTGCCATAAGAAATAAGTTTACAGGATTGTATGTGTTTCTGGCTACGTCAGTTATATACCAAGCCCCTGCTGCGTCTGTTCTCTTCTCAAGAATCCAAGCTGGACGAAAACCAGAAGCCCCGTCATCCACAACAACGTATGTGCCATCTGTAGAAGCATTTCCAGTGTAGGAACCAATGCCGATTAGTCCCGGTACTCTTTTAAAACAAAAAGCCACATACTTTTCATTATTATTTCTAAAGTTATTAGCGTTTGAATTACCTTCATCAAATTCAAATGTGTCAGCGGTGAGTCCAGCGGCTTTAAGATAGCCTGACGCTGCTGGTGAAGTAGTACTATTTTCATTTAGTCTAAGATTAGTGCCATCAGATAAACCGTCATCTTTGTGTTTGCACAGCCAATCAGTGCCTAAATCTCTATTCTTAGTAATTACAAATTCTACTGCACCGTCCAATCCATGAGGGATAGTTGTGTCGCTGTTCGTGTTATCACCCGTCCACGTTACGATTGAAGCCCCTCTGTGATCCGCTATTGACATTTGTTTAGGATAATAAGCCCCTGACGCTGGAGTGAATGAAAAATTAGAACCCCCTACGAAGACAGAATTGGTTGCCATCGCCCCACTTCTACCAGCACCACCTGTGTCGGATGCACTTGGCGCACCGCCAAATTTCCAACACCAAGCCACCATCGAATCTCCAGAGGAGTTAATCGGATTTAAATTGCCCCCAATGGTGAAGCCATGTGAAGTGGTTGTTTCTTCTGTCGAACTGAAGTGTGTTATGCCGTCTGAACTGGACTGCTCAGTTCCAGCATTATTGACTTGGTAATATTTCTCAACGCCAGTAACAGATGTAAATAATGCATGAGAATCCGCTTCATCACGGTCCTTTATCCATACCATGTCAGGCGTAAAACCTACTTCGGGTACGCCAGTGCCATCACTTTGCCCTGTCTTCAGTTCACTACCAGTACCTTCATATATAATGGCTTTGAAATAATCAGTAGGTTTGGTAACAGTAGGCTCTGAAATATTAGCTGTAGTAAGTGCTACGGCACTATCTGGTGGTGTAGCTGAAAATGGTCTTTGACCAAAATTTGCATCTACAATATCTCCACTTGCCGAGCCTCTTGCTACAAAAGTCCACGCTTGATTTGCAGGAAAAAGATCAACAGTAGTAGCGGCTGCTGTAGAGTGTGTTATCTGTACCCATGCACCATTAGTCAGTTTATACCACCTTACGTCATAGTCATCTAAATCAAGAAGGCATCCAACTGTGTCTCCACTAGCAATACTGTAATTTCCACTAGATGTTTGATCGGAAGTTACATCCGCTGTTTGCGGTTTAATAATGTTTCCTCCTGAAGCATCACATGACAAATACCCAAAGTATAAATTTTGTTGCTGACTCCAAGGTGATGACGCACTTTGGGTAGTCATTAAAGACGATATAGTAGGCTTGACTCCAAAGAAAACCGTGTCGGCTCTAGTTAATGTTGCTTCACAAAAATATTTACCGGAACTTGCTGCAATCGTTGCTAGACAGCCTTGACTAGAACCGCTTGCTGTAAACTTTGTATTACCTTCAGATAATGCACCGCCTGAAAGAGTTAGTGGATTCCATGTCGCGGCGTTGCCAGTGCCTGTGAGGGTAATATCTTGATAAATTTCAAAATACATATCTCCAGTGCCAGCGCTGTAAATTCCATTACCCTCGCCATACAGAACATGGTTCGCGTAAACGTCAGACGATGCAATTGCGACCGAATGTCCGTTGCTTCCAGTAATCGCTGAAATATATGTAACTTTTAACCAATACTTTGTTCCAGCCACGGGCGTAAACGGTGTAGTCAATGGAATAAGACCTGTGACCGCATTTGTTCCGGGGGAGTTAAATCCAGTGTTTTCTGCCCCCGTTGCCACAAGCGTACCGCTGGGCGAATTTGAATTATCCGTTTCGATACGAACACTGAAACGACCACTGCTGTTAGTGCCAGTTTTTAATTGAACTGCTGAAATTTTATCAGTGCGAAAAACCTCAAAACTCTGCGCCAACCAGTCATCCGAATTATCGCCGGGAATATTGTGATGACTATCATGTGTTTGTTGAGAAACCGTCATGTAACTCGAAAATGAAACTTCTTTAGTAGGGCCGTTGGCTGGTCCGTCCGTAACACGATTGTCTACATCTATGCTTGTTGGGGTGAAGTGATTGTTTCGGCCTGATGAATCTTTGCCCACACCGTAAGTTGCAAAGGACGCATCATCGAAGGCCAGCCAGAACGAGTTTCCATTGTAAGTTAAAGTGCTTGGGTCTTTTGGAACCCATATACCTGTGGCGGAATCTGTTTCACCAAAGTTAGAGGCATCAGTTACATTAGTACCATCAAGACAAATAACATCTGCCAAATAACCATTATACATTTGATTGGCGGCATTTTTTCCAACGAACTGTTCAGTGGCTCTGAGCCAGCCACCCATCGTGCCTGATTCTGTGTTTGGGCTAAAAGCTGTTACTTCCGTACCATTGACCCATGTCCGAATATCTGATGTGTTATTGAAAGATACTACATAGCTAGTCCAAGCTGTCGGGTCACGATATACAGGAGTGGTCTTAACGCTCCAATCGTTACCATCGTCACCAATGGTTTCAAAAGCATCATTGTTTGAAAATCTTATGTAGTCTGATTTGCCTCCCCCAGATGATCCTCCTAATACAGCACCATACGCTGTCAGTCCTGCACGTTTTGCCCAAAAAGAATAAGTGATGGATGTATTTGTACTGCCAGAGCTTGGGGTCCAGCTTAAATAATCAGAACCATCGAACATCAAAGCCCCTACTGGCTGATAACCTGACACCCCCATCGGGATGAGGGCTGGAAAGATAATCGACGCGACCATTAGCTTAACGCCAGCGTACAGGCCACCGCTACATTTGATCCGTTATAGCAGTAGTAACTAATCAAATAATTCCCTGCACCGCTGACCGTTGAAAGGAAGTTAGAGTCACAGACAACCTCGCTCCCCTTGGTAATCGTATGCCCACTGGAGTTAGCCAGATAAATAAGCCCACCTTGTCCGGATGTTTCGTTAGTGAACTCAATCACATCGTTACCACTTGGGGTCCAGTTAAAGTTATTCCCCCCGTTCATATCGAATGACCCGTCATTATCGGCAACAGGCGTTGAGCGTTGGGAGCCCGTCCAGCTTTGGTCTGTAGTTAAATCAAGTGAAATAACAGAGCCTGTTTTGCTTAAACCACTACCTTCAGTAATCTGCGACATATGCACACCAACCCAGTTATCTGGGTCGTTTACGTCAGACACAAACTGGATTTGAGCATTAACATCCGTAATCGTTATATTGCTTGACGAGTTGTTTAATGTATCGGAACCAGACCTTTGGAATATTAAACTGTTAGAAGCAGACGTTTTTTGAAACGCAAACTTGCAACCCTCAGTCGTACCGATTGCAGGGAGCGTGACTGTAATATTGTTAGATGATGTGTCACAAAGATAGTAAGTGCCGTCTGCCGACAAAGCAGGGGATAATGTAGCTGCCGACTGATTAACTACTGTTGAGTAGATTTGACCACTTGCGGCCTGGGAAGCAGATGAACTGGCAGCACTAGCGTAATACCTAGCGGAATAAACACCTCCAGCAACTGCCGTCCCTTCAGTAAAGGAACCGCCGCCACCTAAAGCCCACTCTTTTGCTGATCCAGCAGCTACCGTACTACCAACGGCATATTCTTTTGCGGAATACTCACTCGTATCAACAGCCGCCCCAGTAGTAGTCGCCCATTCCTTGGCCGCTCCACGCGAACCGGTTGAGGTCACGTTTGTACCACCAATGGCCCATGCTTTTGCACTAAAGTCTGTGCCAGTTACGGCACCGTCTACTTTCGTAGCGTAGGTTTTAGCACTTGTTGCTGTAGTGCCTACCGCATATTCTTTTGCTGAATATTCACTGGTATCAACTGCACCGCCTGTAGTAGTCGCCCACTCTTTTGCCGCCCCTCGACTAGCCGTTGTACTAACATTCGTTCCGCCAATAGCCCATGCCTTGGAACTAAAATCGGTTCCCGTCACGGCACCGTTTACTTTTACAGCATAATTACTCGCTGTTGTGGCATGACCGCTTGCCGTTGATGCTGAACTTGCGGCCGCCGTAGCAGAACTTGCCGCATTGGTTGCGCTGGTGGACGCACCGGAAATGGCTGTCGTAGTAGGGCCAAGCTCCAGGGCAGTACCGTTTGAATCGTAGGCGATAACCTTGCTGGCATTGTTCGATGCCGTGGCATCATAAGGCCAGGTCAATGGGCCAGATGTACCAGTGCCTGATGTCGTCCTGGTTGTCGTTGAGGCTAACTGGATATTACGCGATAGCTCCGTCTCGATTTGCTGGTCATTAATTGTCAGCCGGTCGAGAGCGTCATTAATACTGGATGCCGTAAAGTCTCCGCCGGTCGTGTAGTCTGTTGTCCTGGCGATAGCCTGGTTGGACTCAATCGTAACGATAGCATCTGAGGCCGGTTCATTTCCGGATGTAAATGTGACGGAGCCCGTACCGTCTGCGCTGTAGGCAGTGGTGTAGTGAGTGGTAACGGTTTTCACCGTACTTCCGACACTGACTTTGATGTCCGTTGCCGCCAGGACTTTAAACGAAAACGAGTACGGCCCTGCCGAACCCGACGAGGTGTACTGCACCTTTCTGTGGACTGCTTCTACTGTGATTGCCATGTTACACCTCTAAACGTGTTATATACCTTTTTGACGTTAATGTTAAAAAAATTATTGCTTCAGTCGTTTTCCATATTCCGTTAAATGGTCCTCCAGGGCTTTCTTTTTATCCCCCAAGCCAAAGTCCGGATCATCGAACATCTCATCCAGGACATCTGTCTTGCGGCGAGTCAGGATGGATTTCATTTGATCCAGCTTTCCCTTTGGCCCTCCAACCGCCGCTTTCTGGTATATGTTTAAATCAAGCAAGCTCTCCATCTCTTCCAGCATTGTCTCCTTACCGTGGTTATTAATCCGATCAATCATCTCGTTATACTGGTCAGATGTCAGCTTGACTCCTCGTTGTGTCCTGGAAGGCATACGAATACCCAGCCCCAGCTTGACCATCTCTTTGTCTACAACATTACCTTTCGTTGACTGGACGCGAATTGGCGAGATGAAACACCAGCCCCCGTTGTGGCACTGGTGCATTTTCTCCCCCCAGAGGTTCAGCTTGCGCGGAACGGAGTCGGAGAAAAACGGGTTGCGCGACTTGGCACGGTTCAAGGCTTCATAGAACCCTTTGGTAACATTGCTTGTCTGCAAAGCATTCTCCGTGTCCATTGTCGATGGTTTCACATCACTGGCTAACGGGTTGAGCGTTCTCTCCACAGTTGCCGTCAAGGAGCCGGTCGGTGCCAGGGGAACAGATGTAATTGCCGCGCCGGTAAGTTGTTTGATTACCAGTTCTAATGCCCGATCAATTTTTTGATCTCTTCCCTCATATTCTGAACCGGTCAACTCTGTCAGGCTAAATATACCCTGGAGCATGGGCAATTCCGATACAGCCATATACATGGCTGAAGCGCATCGCATAAACAACTCCTCCAATTCGCTCTCAGATTCCACATACTGAGAGTAGTGGGCATAGTCGGCGGCCATTGCAAGGATACCGGCCACGGGAGCCAGTCGGCCATAGTCGGAGTTCTCCCATGTTCCGTCCTCCTGTCTTACAGAGAAGGAGTAAGGTGTCCATCCGTTTCGCTTCCAGGCGGCGGCCGCATTTGCGTCCTGGGGTGCCGCACCCGTAATCTTAAATCCGTCAATCATCTCGCCGGTTGACATAGATGCGACCGTGGCAAAAATACCGGAGCCAAGCATCATGCGACCAATAGCGGCATCCGCTTTAGCTCCGCCTTGTGCAACCTCTGACCAGAAACCGGAAGGCATCACGGCCCCTAATGGTGTCCTCTGCAAAGTCTCCTTAATAATGTTGCTAGGCGTTTTGAAGAACGGAAGCCATATTTTCATTATGGGATGCGACATCCCTTTATTAACCCATGATGAGATGGGCCCCAGGTCTCCCTGGAAGGTTGACCGGACAGCGAAGTCCTCCGCATTCTTGACGATCTGTGCATCCTGACCGGCAAGGATTTTAGCTCCGTTCTTGATAACCTTCGCCTGATCCATGCCCTCTTCTAACTGACGATTCATTACCCTTCGAGCCTGTGACCGCAATTCCATATGGAAGGTAACACCCTTGGCGAACTCATCCTCTGCAAGCAACATACGGGAACCCAGAAACCGTGTAACAATGCCCAGGGTGTCAACCACACGCCCAAACGCACTTTCCGGTTTCATGTTCCAGTATTCGGCACTGATGGCACGGTCCACCCGTGAATCAACCTTGGTTGCACCAGGGCCGCCGAAAGTGCCCTCCTCATGCCGCATGGCTCTGTACGCCGCCCGTAACCCTGCCGGTACGCCATCCGCAAGGCTGACAATCTGCTCCCAGGCTTCACCCATATAGACACGGTCTTTGCCGCCAAGACCTCCAAAAAGGTTTACACGAACCGCGCCGACCGCACCGGCCGTCAAACGCTCCGGAACTTGAAGCGCACCGAATATGGTATTACCGACAATGTTGACCGCATCAGTAACCGGCGAAGACAGAAGCGCATTTAAATATGCCTCAACCCAGGAATTAGCTCCTTTCTCTGCCAGGGTACGGAGGAACTGCATCCGCTTGGCTGGTTCCGGAACGGCGGCATAGGCCGCACGGATATCACCTACGGTCTCAGGCGTAATGCCATAAGCCTGGATGAGTTCTGGGAGTTTCTTTATCGATGCCTCCGTGATGTGGAGCTTACCGGCGTGAGACAGAACCGCACCGGTTCGACCAAACTCTGAGATAGCACCGGCCGTCTGTATTTCTATGCTGGCGGCAAACGGCAACATCCGGAGCAATTCCTCATCCGTGCCCTCCTTGACGACACGATCCATCTCCGTTGCCATTGCACTGCGAACCCATAGAGCCCGATACATTTGCTCCGCATTAAAGGCTTCTCCGACCTTGCGGCCGAGTAACTCCAGCATAGCCTCATGCATACCCATTGACTTGGCGGAACGTGCAATCTGATCCAGTGATCTTTCGCCACGGGTAGCGGCCTTAATCTGTTCATCAAAGACGCGATGCATATTCTCAACCCACTTGACCGCATCGCCTTCTATATTCATTACGTTGACGACAGACCCGTCAGGCATGGTCCTGGTCATGTTGGGCATTTTGACATCAAAGTCATCTGGCAGATTTAACAGATCACGGAATTGCTGGGCGGAGACCTCCGGTACACGTTGGAGGACAAGTTCGCCCTCGACCACTTCACTGATAGGCGACGGCTTTGGCGTGACCGGATCAACGCTAATATCGTCAGCTATTTTCCTGGCGGCTTTGACCATACCGCCCAACCCTGCGACCTGGACTTCTTCGGTTTCCGGTACGACAGGCTCAACCGGCATTGCATCCGCATCGATCACAGGCTCCAGCGGTAATTCCGCTTGCGGTTCTTCAATGTATAAATTGGGATTAGTTGCCATCAGGTCGAGCCTCTCGATCATTTAATCCAGCCGCAACGCCAGCCGCGCCGAATGTTGCAACGCCTTTTCCTAGCACACTGTCGCGCATCTTTTTGGTGACGGGCAGGGTCCAGACTTTTTTGCGCCCTCCACTTTTAATTGCTTCTGGAAAATACTGTTCTATTTCATTAGCACTGAAATCTCTAAATACAGTTCTAGGTCGTTGGCCTTGGTCAAAGTTGGAAAATGCCTCATGTAACTTTTTCTCCACTGCAACATTCCCATCTTCTTTAGCTCTCTGTATGGCCTCTCCCCAAGCACTGCGATTAGGATGGTCAAGAACTAGCTTGCCCTCAAGTGGTAACGCTTCCAACCCAACCTTGGCCCCGAACTTCTTGCCCCACTTCGAGGCATAGCCCTTCAGCATCTTGTCATAAAAGCCCTTCATGCCTTCGCCGCCGACCTCTAAATCCACTCCCGAATAATCTACAATTTCTTGATTTTGGCCTCTAATTTTTTCAGCCATTTCTTTTCCTACTAAGCCTTCTATTTCATTGTCAGGAACAAATGTTCTTAACATTCTGCGATTGCCGCCCTCTGGAGGGATATAACCAAAACTTACAGTTCCATCATCGTGCTTTTGCGCTCTAAGTTCAGACACTTGCTTGCTTAGATCATACCGCTCCGCTTGCAACTTGCCTGGTGTCCACGCAATCGCGTCATAACCTTCTTCAGCCGCCATCCGCGCTATGCGGCGAAACGACATTTCATGCCATGTCTTTTTGAGGGGGGCGTCTGGAATGTTGGTAATCATTGATGTTATTTGACTGTCAACATCCGCTAACAAAGATTTTGTTTCTGCATCAAACTCTGCTTTTTGTTGGCTTAAATTGCGAAGTGCAGCGTCCCTCGCTTCTACCGTGCTAAATCTGCCATGAAGTTTTTCATACTCATTGTTCCAATCAGGCCCATCAGCGTCACGCTGTTCTAATATCTTTTTCCTTTGTGCTTTTAAGGCATCAAGTTTCGCTTCGTTTTCTGGCGTTGTATACCCTTGCTTTCGGCCCTTCTGATGCCAATCGCTTTGTATCTCCTCAACGAACAATATCTTTTCGCCGTTGGGGCCAGTGCGGTCGTTGAGGCGCATATGGGCGAGGACGTTGGGTTCGTCATAGTGGCCGCCGGTAAATTCTGGCGATTTTGGTGGGTCTATAGATAATCTTTCAATGGCTTGGGCTGTTGCTTCTTCTAACGTGCTACCACCAACAGGAGACCCCACACCAGACGGCCCGACTAATGTATATTTAGCTGTTGGATGCCCTTCTAGCGGAGCCACTTCATACCCATCAGGTAGCTTCGTTATAGGCACAGGTTCATTTGATGGCAACCGCAACAGAACTTCACGGTAGTTCTCGCCGCCGGGGAGGGTGTAGTCGGAGAACTTTGTTCGTTGTGTTGGCCCTAAGTCTTCAAGGTCTAGTTTTTCCGCTCTAGTGTTAAGAAGTTCATATTGTTTAAAATAATATTCGGCTTCTGCATTATTGCCTTTGCTTTGAGCAATCTGCCCTGATCTCATTGCGTTATCTGCTTCTGCATACAGAGAACTTGTGGTGCTATTGTCCCTAATGTTCATTAGCTGAATCATTTCGTTGTATTTTTCTTCGCCAAAATTGGGGTCATCAATAGCGTGTTCTTTAAGGCCGGAATATTCATTCTCTAGTTCTTTTAGCCTATCGGCATTAAACGGCTTTTGCTCTCCTAGCCTTACCTCCTCAATCCGCACCTGATTGGCATCAACAAAGTCTTTGATTTCTTGCTTGGTGACAGA